GGTCAAAGCACAAAAAGCATTTGGCAAAGCACTTAAGTCCAGCACCAACCCGCATTTCCGCAGTAAGTATGCTGACCTGTCAGCTTGCGTAGAAGCAGTCATTGATGCGCTTAATGACAACGGCATTGCCTTAATGCAACAGTTCCACGAATGCGACAAAGGCGTGATTGTTGAAACACTGTTTATTCATGAGTCAGGCGAGCAACTCAGCGGAGGTCGTTTGTTTGTGCCAGCAGTCAAGTTAGATGCCCAAGGCATTGGCAGTTGCGCGACTTATGCTCGCCGTTACAGTTTGTTAGCCGCCACAGGGCTTGCGCCAGAAGATGATGATGGCAATGCCGCTAGTAAGTCAGTGCCAAAGATTTCAGCCACACAAGGCGCATGGGATGGGCTAAAGCCTGACCGCCAAGCAGTTGTGCAAGATGTGCTGGATGCCATTTTGGAACGAGTAGCGGCAGACGATATGCACGGTGCTTATGAGCAATACATAGGCATTGAAGATGGTGATGAAAAAATTGCGTTGTGGTCAAAGCTAGATAGCAAAGTCCGCAGTGCAATAAAAAAGCAAGCTGAACTCGCAAAGGAAAATAAATAATGGCATACAAAGAAGTCACCGCCGTCATGGGCGAATACGTCAACGCACAGGGCGAGACAAAAAAGAAATATCAAAAGATTGGTGCAATCATTGAAAGCAAACATGGCCCGATGTTGAAGTTGGATGTCATCCCGCTTGAATGGAATGGGTACGCTTACATCAATGAACCGTATGACAAAGAAAAGCCCAAGTCAGAACCACGCCCCGGTCGCCGTGCCGAATCTATGCCTGATGACGATATTCCTTTTTGATTAACCCCGGCGCATAGGTAACTTGTAAGCCGCCTTTTTGAAAGATTGATATGAAAATACATGACATAGCATTGAACAAAGCGATTGCAATTTTGAATTCTTTGGGTTGCCAGTTTGCAATTATTGATTCAGATGGCAATCAACATGGCGATTTGGTTATCGCGACTGAACGCCAAAGGTCAAGTTCACAATATCCGCGAGGCGAGCCAACCAAATTTGTCAGCGGTTATTTGTCAACAATTAAAACAGGTCAAGTTGTCGAAATACCTTTTGAAAAGTATGGCGGCATAAAACTTCAATCTTGGGTCAGTTCATATATGTACCGCACTTTTGGGCGAGATTCATACACCAGCCACATCAATGAAAACACAGGATTTCTTGAGGTATTGAAAATCACATAAGGAATTGAAAATGTTGAAAATATTGTTTTTGCTTTTGTTAACAGGTTGCGCGACCAAAATCATCATTGACCCAAAGTCCAGCACGACACCCGGCAACATCTATGCAGACCAAATGGAATGCGAACGCATATCCGAAGAAGTGCAATACCCTGTGGAGATGGCAAAGTCAGCCGCCATTCAAGGCGCGGCATCAGCCCTTTTAAGCGCATGGATTGCCAGCAAAACAGGAATGCCTGTCCATAACGCCGCTGGCGCAGGACTCGCGTCAGGCGCGATTGTGGGAAGTGGTTCTGGCGCATGGTCAGCCTACCAACGCAGACAAGCGATTGTTAAGACTTGCTTGAATGGTCGCGGTTACAAAGTTCTGGAGTAAACAAAATGAAAAATTTCACAATCGAAGATATTGCACATGAGCATAAAGAACAATTCAGTGATGAATTCTTACGCTGGATACCGGAAAACGCGCACATCTGGATTGCCTTTGAACAGGAGGCTTTCAAAGTTGTTCGGGCGGGTTTCAAGCACTATTCAGCAAGAACCATTGTCCATGTACTGCGGCATCATTCTGCGCTGTCTGAGCAGGGCGATGGTGGTTGGAAAATCAACAACAACATCAGCCCATATCTTGCACGACTGTTTGCCATACTTAATCCAAACCTTGCAAATTTGTTTGAATACAGAACAGCGCATACAGCAAGGCGTGATGGATTTCTGAGATGAAACACGCAATCACAATTTTGACCAGTTTGTTTTGGGCAACCATCATTGGCATCATTTGCAAAGTTTACAGTTTCTTTTTCATGTTTGGATGGGGCTTGCTATGAGTGAATTCAATAAACCGACAGAGCCTAAAACGCAACAGCAGTTCTACGATGAATTGCGGAACAAAGTGCTTGAAGAAGTAGCGCGTGAAATTGAAGTCATGTTTAGAACGCCATTTGGCAAAGACACCATTGACAGTTTTGCAAGTTATGTTCGGAGAATGAAAAAATGACACAAGATGACATTATTCGGTTTGCAATTCAATGCCGCCTTGTGACAACAGGCAATCGTGACGGCATATACATGGACGCATTAACAAAATTTGCCAAACTAGCAGCCGCCAAAGCGTTTCAAGATGGCTATGAAAAAGGCATAGCAGCGTTTAATGAAGCAGTTAGTCTTGAAAGAGAAGCGTGTGCAAAGGTAGTTGATGCTCGCCTTGAAAAGTGGGAAAAAAATATTGGAAAAGACAAGATGTACAAATGGATGCGTGGTTTACCTGAAGTCATCAGAGCCAGAGGAGAGCAAGCATGACTGAACTGACATTTGAAGAATTCTGTGAACTGCGGTTTGAATACAGGATGGGAATTACTTTTGATACTGGCGCACAGCGTATGTATCGCAACGACAAGCACAACATTCAAGGCGAGGTGTACACCGACCGAAACAAACGGACGGGTGTATGGGGTAAGGAAAAGCGGTATTGGTTTGTTGATAGTGACTCAAGAACATTTGAAACGATTGACCAATGCTATGTGGCTTACATGGAAAAAGTTTGCGGGGTGAAGTCATGACACAAACCTATATTTGCGTCAGATGCAAACGAAGCATCATGACCATCATCACACGATGCCCACACTGCGGAGGTAATCCACAATGACACAAGAAGCATTGAAGTTGGCACTTGAGGCGTTGGAAGTCTCAACTGATTGGGATGTAAACGCCACAGGTAAGCAATTAAAGTCCATGCAAGCTATCACCGCCTTACGAAAAGCCTTGGCACAGCTAGAGCAGGAGCAGGAGCATGACAACAGTGCAACTCACTTGGCTCATTGCTACCAAGGTGAATATCCAGTTTGCAAATATGGCGATGAAAATTGCCCTGCGACTCCAAAGGTAAAGACACATCCAGAGCAAGAGTATGAATCGGTATTGATTGATGGTGTTGCCTACACAATACCAAGCAAAGTAGCTGTTGAGATTTTGGGCTTGCATTTGGATTTGCTACAACTAAAGCAAGAGCAAGAGCCTGTGGCGTGGTATTACCCTGGCGGCTCACCCGACCAATGCACAACCAACAAAGCCTACGCAGAGATGGAGCCAGCATGGATACCCCTCTACACCACCCCACCACAGCGTAAATTTGTAGGGCTGACGGATGATGAAATGGAAGCGACATTTATAGAGTGCGGAGGCCAGTGGAACGGTGACTTTTGGAAAATTGAAGATGCTGACTTTCACCCATTTTTAAGAACAATTGAAGCCAAACTGAAATAACTCAATGACCACAGCATTTGATTACAGCGGCAAAAGCATCTGGACACGCGACACCAAAATGAAGCGGCTAAAACAGGGCGAAGAATTTGCCAAGCGTAAACAAGATGGGCGCGACATTAACGAAAAAAATCAAGTGTTTATTTATTCCAAGGCTTTATCAAGGAAAACAAAATGATGGATTTTCTGGTGCTGGTATTTGTTCTGTTTTTTGGTGGTGCGGTCACAGTCGGTGTTTGCTGTCTGCTTGCAAATTGGCTTGCCGATTATCAAGATTAAGCCAGATTCTGCGATTCTTCACGCACCTGAGCAACCCGCCGTGTCCAGCCTTTGCCAAAAGTTGTAAAGGTCGGTAAGGCTTCAAGAAACGTCAATCGTTCAGCGCAGAATCGGTCAATGATTTCTTCTGAATTTAAGGCTTCTACAGCCGCGATAGTCGCACGACCTATAACCCCATCATCATCCACGCCAACTGCCCTCTGAAGCAGTTTTGATGCCCTTTTCACGCCACTATTGACGGCGCAGTCAAACACGCACATATCCACGCCATGCGGCAAGCGGTCGCCTTGCACCATGTCCCAATATTTGGCTTTGTAAAGCGGTGCAACTTTCTCAGGGCTTAACGCTCGCATCTCAGCTTCATCAACAGGTTGGTTGCGCCATTCTTCCCAGACTTTTTTGGTCACGCCAAGGTTGGTCATGCCGCCGGGGTCGGCTTTGTGGTTAACGAACCCGCCCTCATGAACCAACAGTTTCAGCAGTGCAACATCAAAATTGGAACGCATGGCAACCTCACTTTGTTGGATTTGATTGATGCAGTAGCTGGTCTTTTTTCTGACTGCCAGCGGATGAACCAAAGTAAAAAGCAATGATGCCTGTCCATGCTGTAGCAAGCGAGCCAAGCATCAGCATTAGCGCATCGCTGGTTTTAAAGTGTTCGGTCATAAGGCCAATCAAGATACCAAAAAAGCCGATGGTCACAACTATTGCCATGCCGCCGGGTATCCACGATTGAGTTGATATTTGCATTTCCCGCGCTGACTTGCGGTCATCCACGGCAATCTTTTCAAAGTCCAGCCCAAGTTCTTGCGCTCTTGCCGCCATAGCGAGTTCAGCGGTCTTAATCTGTGCAATCTGGTCAGCAGTTAATTTGCCCTCGCTGATGGTCTTTGTAACGTCTTTGGGGTCTATGCCCACCGCCTTGCTGATTGCGTCCACGGCAAGCCCTGCCAATGGCCCACCTAAAGCAGTTGCGATTGTCGGTGCAATTTGTTTAAGCCAATCCATCATTCATCCTTTCGTTTTTCTTGCTCAATCTGTCGGCGCAGTTCTTGCACCTTGGTCAATTCAATTTGAACGTCTTTCTTTGCAGTCAATATATCAACATACAAGAATCCAAGCAATGGGAGTAATAACCCAATCAGAATGCAAGCGGCAATCCAGCCCATTATGTTTTTTGCCACCGATTGAGGAGTATCAGCCACAGCCAGACGTACAGGAGGAGGAACGCCGTTGCCAAAAGATAGGCTACTTTTAGCTTGAAGTTTTTTTCCTTTTCCCTGTGTAGCCATGAGTCCCGCCTGTTTTGTGCTTCCTGCGCCAGCCTTGCTTTGTCTTGTTGTTCCTGCATCTTGCCGCGAAGTTCAAATGTCTGGGTGTACAGGTCAGCTAGACCCGGTGTTTCATACACCATGATTTCACGAATTGTCACTTCCAATTCCATCATCTGTTGCCGACACATAATCACGTTCATTGCCGTACCCATCATTTCTGCATTGCTCATGTTAGGGTCATAGACTTCTGCTTTTAATTCTTCAGCCCTCAAGTATTCGTTAAGCTGGTCTTGCAGTGAAAAGAATTCGGTCAGTTGCTTAACAATGTCTGATGCGGCTTGTGTCTCTGTGTAGGCAACAAACTTTTCTTTTTTCTGCGCTTTCGCCACAGGCTTGGGCGTTGATTTTTTGGGTTTGAAGAAGTTACTAAAGTTACTCCAAAATCCAGTAACTTCCTTATATATGCCGACCACCTCATCAGCGGCGGCTTTGACTTCAAGAAAAGATTGTTTGGCCTGTTTGTAAAGTGACGCACCTTGTCTAATAGCCGCCACGCAACTATTTGCCATGACCAACAAAGTGATAGGGTCAATTTTTTACCCCTTTTTGCTTGCGTAAAACCAGACGCTACCAATCATCATAATCAGGAATCCTTTGGTCAGCCAGCTTATTGCCGTCCTGAATGCCGTGCGCTTTGCATCGCGCCATGTCTCAAGCAAGCCGCGCAATTCCTTAACGTCACTGCCAGCTTCATCATCATGCAAGCCAATGTCAGCCAGTGCGCGTTTTGCGCCCCACTCAGCCGCTTCATGCAACATGGATTTCAATTCTTCATCGCTAATATTGCGAACCGCCAGAATGGGTGAATTCATTTTGTTACCTGAAAAATTTGCCTACCATCCAACAAACTACGCTAAACCGTTCGCCCTCCTCCACATCTTCCACGCCGTGCATGATGAATGATGGAAACACCAGCACAGTGCCTTTGCTTTGCGGTGGATAGTAACGATTTTGCCCGTCTTGCAAGAAGAACTTGCCGCCCTTGAAATTATCGTTCAGGAACGCTAATACAGTCAATTTGCGGCATTCATCCCCGTGTTGTAGGAATGTGTCCACATGGGCTTGGTAACGACCTCCTGCGGGATATGCAAGGAATTCAGCTTGGTTGGCATGAGTAATGTCAAATTTCCATGACGCATGATTTGCCGCCAACCCTGCCGCCGCAAGCCGACCGCCAATGTCTTTATATGTCGGCAACATAACCCTGCTTACATTTCGCACTTCAAGATTGATTGCACCAGTTCCACCGCCAATCACAGGCGGTTCTTTTGGTACTCTGTCTTGCGTATATAGCTTAACAAGTGAATCACAGGCTTCAGGTGTCAGGATGTCGCTGTAAACCCAATGCCGCATCTCAGTTGATGGCAAGTTAAGTGATGGTCGCTTGTCAAATTTCCATTCGGCGTGTGGGCCATCAGCGTCAACGTAATGCAGAAACACCTGTGATTGCCATTTGCCCTCTGTGTATGTCTCGCGCCAATGGTGCTTGTCCATGCCTCTGTAAAGCACAGCATCGCCCACAGCCATGTCAATCTTGCTTGCGTTAGCCTTACCCTCATCGCCCATGTAAATAGGCCACACATCGCCATCAAATCCAAGAGTCAGGGTTGCGCTGATTTCGCACGATTCGCGGTCTGTATGGTTGGTTAATTCTTCACCCGGTGCATACAAGCGAGCATACGAATATGTCGGGTAAAGCCGTTTGCCAGATGCTTTTTCAAAGTGCGGCAACAAGTCAACCAGCAATTTATCAAATGCCATTGCGCCGTGAACTGCTTCAGACTTTGGGCATTGGTCATCTTGAACAGTTTGTTTCTCAGAAATTAGTCGCCTTAATTCTGCGGTCAACTCAGCACAAGATTCTTTGGCAAGAAAATCTTTAAGATGAACGTATTTTTCAACAACAAATTGGCTGAGTTGGTCGCACATATTTATCCTGTCGTATCTGTTGGGTTAGGCTTGATTGTCTGGTCAGTCGGGTCATACCAAAATTGGTCAGCCACCACATCAGACGCACAATCAAACCAAAACATATCATCGCTGACAGGAAAGATTATTCCATCATCCACGACTTGTGCTACTCGATAGCCTGTGTATCTTGGTTCAATGGTTGAGATTAACGCTTTCATTAATAAAACTCCTCAATAATTACAACGCCTTGAATACCCGCACCACCACCGCCACTAGGATTACCAGCCATTCCGCCTGACCCGCCTGCGCCATAAGCGTTGCCGGGGACACCCGCTGGATTTGGCGAATTTGAACCACCACCGCCACCGCCGCCGCCACCGCCTTGGGACGATGAACCGCCAACGCCACCGCCTCCCCAAATTTGGCTTGGATTAGTTCCATAGACTCCTGCGCCACCCCTACCACCGCTTATATTTAATAAGCCGCCACTTCCAGCCCCTCCAGCGGCGTATAAATTAGCACTAAGAGTCCCAGAACTGCCGCC